GACTATGTACAAGTAAAACGCATTGAACGAGAATTTAGAGATGCAGTTGATGTTTACCAAATTCCTGCTTTCCTTTGTCGTCAAACAGATCTTATTCAAGCAGCATGTGACACAGATAAGATTGTTAATATTAAGAAAGGTCAGTTTATGGCACCTTGGGATATGAAAGGTGTACTAAGTAAAACTGCCAGCGCAAAAGAAGTTTGGATTACAGAAAGAGGTACAAGTTTTGGATATAATACTTTGGTTGTTGATTTCACTGGGCTTCAGTATATGCTTGAGCATTATGATGTACCTTGCGTTTTTGACGTTACCCACGCTGTCCAAAAGCCAGGAGGCAACGGGGAATCTAGTGGCGGTAATCGTGATTACGTTCCAGGTCTTGCTCGTGCTGCCTCTGCTATGGGCATTAACGACTTCTTTATAGAAGTACACGCTGACCCAGACAGCGCACCCAGTGACGGACCTAATATGTTGCGACTAGAAGACTTTGAAAAAGTAGTAGAAGACATTGTTGCTATTAGGAGAGTTTTAAAATGAACAAGACAGCAATACTAATTCCTGCTAGATACGGCAGCACACGCTTACCAGGTAAGCCATTGATTTCATTAGATAATATTCCTATGATACGCAGAGTGTACGAACGCTGCCGAAAGACGGGACTTGACACGTATGTACTAACTGATGACATGCGCATCTTTGAATTATTTAACGCACATAATTGTTGGATCGAAGAAGTAGATTATGCTAACGGTACTGAACGATGCGCAGGCGCGATACAAAATAATTTCTTTAAAAAATATGATCAGTTCATTAACGTGCAAGGTGACATGCCTGATGTAACAGCTGAAGTAATTAACAAGTGTCACACATTGTTAGATTATTACAATGTGTCAACAGTATACGCAACTATGCCAAAGATGATGCAAGACGATCCTAATACTGTAAAGTGTATACACGCAAGTGAACATGCACTTTGGTTTGGCAGAGGCATTACAGGATACGGCAGTTGGCACTTAGGCGTATATGGTTACAGACGCAACGCATTAGAAATATATCCTACATTGCCTGTACCGGAAGAAGAAAGAATTGAGCAATTAGAACAGCTCAGATGGTTAAAAAACTCTTGGCAGATCGGGATTAATCCTGTATACTATAAAGGAGTAGAGATAAACACACCCGAGGATGTAGAAACATGGCAGCAGAAAAACTCCCAATAAAAGATGTACTAGCCGCAATCGATATGGGTGCAAAAGATGTTTGGGATGAGCTAGACGTTGATCAGCGCAAGCAGGTTAGCTTCTGGCTACTCAATAGATATGTGTCAGGAGTTAGCGGCAGTAGAGAAAAGCAAGAACTTGCCATCTTTAAAACTAACGAGTACTACAATAAAAATTATATGTCAGTTAGTAAAGAACAAAAACTAATGTGGCAACTGTTGTGCATGAGCGGCAATACTGGTAAGATAGAATACCATCCATGGATTGGTTTGAAAAAGAAAACCGGTAGCAACAACAAAGCAATAAAGTTACTAGAACAAATTTATCCACACTTAAAGAACGACGAGGTAGAATTACTTGCTAGAATATCTACAAACAAAGAACTCAAACAACTTGCGCAAGAGCACGACATTGACTTCAAACCCTAAACCATATGTATGTGAATACTGTGGCGGCAGCTACGTTAAAGAGTCAACTCTTGCAGTGCATCTTTGCGAGAAGAAACGTAGAGCATTGCAAAAGGATGAAAAGCGTGTACGGCACGGGTTCTATGCATTTCAGCGTTTCTATAAACTAAGTGCAGGAGCAAAGAAAGAAAAGACATACGAAGAGTTTTGCAAGTCACCATACTATAATGCATTTGTTAAGTTTGGCAGTTTCATTAGTAATGTTAAGCCGTTATATCCAGAAAAGTATATTGATTACGTTATCAAGAGCGGAGTCAAATTAGATCACTGGTGCCGCGATGAGCTTTATGAAAAGTATGCGTTAGAATTGATTCTTAAAGAAGATGCAACAACTGCACTAGAACGTAGTATTGTTACTATGGTAGATTGGGCAAAAGAAAACGATAGTGTATACAATCATTACTTTAATTATGTTAGTCATAATAGAGCAGTGCAACATATACGCGACGGAAAAATTAGTCCGTGGATTATTCTTAATTGTACCAGCGGCAAAGCAATGTTGGCACAGTTCAACGACGAACAATTGAAATTAGTCTATCAAGTTATTAATCCTCAACACTGGGCTATGCGATTTAAAAGATTGCCTCTAGATGTACAACTTGTAAAAGACGTTGCTAAGGAAGCAGGACTCTAATGAAACCTAATACTAACTTTGATTTTAATGTAGAAGAACTTGCTCTAGTAGAAGACGCAATGCAATATCGTATGCGTAGATTATTAGCACGTCGAGAAACTGTTGTAAAAGAAAGCAGCAAAATTAAGATTGACAAAGAAGTAAAACAAATATATACTTTACTAGGTAAAATACACAATCAGAAAGTTTGGTATAATCCTACAGATATATTTGTAGGCGGAGGTTAATATGCCTGATATTGACATTGACTTTGCAGACAGAGATATTGTTTTAAACAAGATTAAGCATCGAGTTGCAAAGCTAGACACTGGCAAAAAACACAACACCGGAGTTTATGTAACAGAGATTCCGCACAATCCGTTTAATGAAATATCTACTATTGACTACAAGGCCGCAGACGAACGTGGTTACTTTAAACTAGACTTCCTTAACGTGAGCATATACAAAGACGTTAAGGATGAAGCACACTTAACAGAACTAATGGAAAGGGAACCAATATGGCAACTACTGGAACACACAGACTTCAGCGACAAAGTCTTTCATCTCAACGGGCACGGCGCACTCTTGCAGCAATTGAAGCCTACTTCGGTGGAACAATTAGCAGCGACACTAGCAATCATTCGTCCAGCGAAAAGACATTTAGCGAGCAGCAATTGGAATTTGATTTTCCAAGAGGTTTGGAAAAAGCCTGAAGAAGGCTATTATTTTAAGAAGGCACACGCAGTATCTTATGCAATGGCATGTGTTGTACACATGAATTTAATATGTGAGCAGTTGGCAGATAATGGATCTTGAAGTAGACTTAATTATTACTAACTGGGGCAGTAAGTACAGTGATCGTATGTTCGATGCTTGGCAGCATATTAGTATTCCTAAACTTGCTAAGAACTCTGTTCCTGATTGGCATAAAGATACTATGCCATTAGATGAAGACAGCCATAGAACAATTAAAAAGTGCATGCCGGTGACAGATGCAATAACTTCCGGATACATTATACCAGCGCCGGTTGATATGCTAATATACACCGACACAGATAATAACTTACAGTTCAAATGCCAGTATGGCGAATTCTTTGTATCAAGGCATTCACAGACACAGTATGCTAAAACCCCGTATAAAGATAATACAGTTTTAAAGTTTGATTTTCCTTGGATATTTAAAACACCGCCCGGCTGGAGTATGTTATATACACAACCATTTCACAGAGACAACTCTAAATTAGAAGCTCTATCAGCTATTGTAGAAACAGACACATACTATAACAGCGTTAACTGCCCTGTACAAATTAAAGATTGGCCTGTTGGCGAGATGCTAGAAATACCCAAAGGCTATCCGCTAGTACAAGCAATTCCTTTTAAGCGTGAAGAATGGAAGATGAATATGAAACACGTTGACTGGAATGCGCACTTTAAAACAACGCTTGAGTTTGTTAAGAATACTAGTGCTTATAGAGACGAGTATCGAGAAAAGAAAAAGTTCAGTTAGTTTTTGTCTTTTCGTATCAGCTGTACTGATTTTCGTTTTACTCGTTTTAGTGTTAGGTTGTTTAAGTTTACAGTAGGACCAATAACTACTCTTACATCTTTAGAGTTCATTGTCATCATAGCATACTTTAAATCTGTAATCTCATTTCTTAAAAAGATATTAATAGGTATCATTCGATTAGATTCCCACCACCATATCTCACCTAGTTCTAATAATTGTTCTTTATGTTTTTCCGAATGTAAACCTTCATAAACAATCATAGTAGTAATGTATTGATCCTGATTGCAAACGATGCCGACATACTCGGCGCCGCCGTAACTAACTACGCTTACGAATGGAAATTTGTCTTGAATATCTTTAGTTAACATGTCATCTCGATAAATATACTTATGCAAGTATTTAATCAATATTTATTAAACAATAGGCTCACATTGGTTGCAAACCTGAGTGACTTCGTTACGGAGAATAGAGAAGTGTATAAAAGAAACGTCAAAGTATATAAAGGGATAGACAACGCAGTAGAGTTCCAAATTAAAAATGCAGATCAAAAGCCTGTAGACATATCAGATAAAGAAATACGCTTTGATATAATTGACACTAGTCGAAAGAGTTTGTTGACTAAAAATGCAACAGTACTAGATGACGGTGCTACACGTAACAAAAAAGGTTTAGTAAGAGTTAACATAACACAAGGTGAGCTTTTAGATATTGATGAACAACTTGCACGTTACACTATCTATATGATTGACAGCCTAGGCGAACGTACACTATTGTATGCAGACACACAGTTTGGTGCCAGCGGCACTATTGAAATAGTTGATGATGCATTTGTTAATCCAAGTAAGACACACGAAGTTAATAACTTTTTACTATCTGATGGAGTATACTACAGTGACGCCGTCACAGGCGAAGCAACTCGCAAAGACGGATTGCACACTATGACAGTGTACAGTGATAACTTTAACGGTACATTTGTAGTAGAAGTTACGCTAAATGATATTCTAAATGAAACAGCTCTTTGGAGTACATACGCAAGTTACACCGTAGACTTTACACAACGTACACAACCGTTCCTAGTTGAAATGAACGGATCCTTTACATATGTACGAATCAAGTATGTAGAAAACCAAGGCAGTTTGGATAAGTTCCTTCTCAGAAACTAATTGACAAAACTAATACTGATGCTATAATAGTAGTATGAGTATTGTATCCGATATAATCACAGCACACTTGCCAGCAAAGCGAAAGACTACTCCTAGTGGGTGGACTAGCTTCAATGCACCCTGCTGTCATTACAACGGCAATACTGCTGACACTAGAGGACGTGGCGGACTTATTTCAGAAGGCGATACTGTAAGCTATCACTGTTTTAACTGCGGATACAAAGCAAGTTGGCAACCAGGTAGACCGGTGTCACAGAAGCTGCGTAAGCTGCTACAGTGGCTCAACTGTAGTGACGATACAATAACGAAGCTGACGTTTGATGTAATGCGTATAAACGAAGGCGTAGAGGTTGCAGAGCGCAAGATAGAATTGCCTACGTTTGAAACTGTACCACTGCCGCCTGATGCTGTAAAGATTACAGACATAGCAGAGTTCAACAAGTTTAGTATAGCAGTTGTTGAGTACATGGCAGCACGTAACTTAAACATAGATGATACTGATTACTATTGGTGCCCTAGTCTAGCATACCGTGACAGACTAATCATTCCGTTCTACTACGAGAACCGTATTGTAGGTTGGACTGCTAGAACTATCACAGCAGACAAGAAGCCCAAGTACATGACCGAAACACAACCTGGCTTTATATACGGACTAGACAAACAAACTTATGACAAACAGTTTGCTATATTGTGCGAAGGACAAGTTGATGCTATTCACATAGATGGCTGTGCGCTAGGCGGCAGTGAGATTAACGATGCACAAGCGATGCTGATGAACAGGTTGAGCAAAGACATTGTTGTAGTACCTGACAGAGACAAAGCAGGTAGTAAACTAGTAGAACGTGCTATTGAACTAGGTTGGCAAGTTAGTCTACCTGAATGGACATCAGACATTAACGATATAGGCGATGCGGTGGACAGATACGGAAGGCTATATACTTTATATAGTATTGCTCAAGCAGCAGAAACTAGTCCACTTAAAATTAGATTGAGAGCAAAAAAATGGTTTGGATAGAAAAAATAAAGGCACGTTGGAAAACTTATTTAGATAACAGACGTATTGCTAAGATGCGTAAAAAATTAAAAGACACGGATCCGTTTATATACAAATGAATACTTGGGGCATATCAGCAAACAGTCACGACGCTGCACTAGCAGTGTTTAATAATGACGGGCTAGAGTTTGCAAGCCATAGCGAACGCTTCAGCGGAATTAAGAACGATCCCCATCTTAACACAGAGATAATTAACTATGCAAGACAATGGGGAGAACCTGATGAAGTGGTTTGGTACGAAAAACCCTTTAGAAAGACTATTAGACAGATTCGAGCAGGACAAGGATTTCACCTGGCCGAAAATAATATTAATCGCTATCTTCGATCTTATGGGATATCTGCTCCTATTCGTTATATTCCTCATCACCATTCCCATGCTGCTGCCGGTTATTACACTTCGCCTTTTAGAGAAGCCACTGTTGTTTGTATTGATAGTATTGGTGAATTTCAAACACTCACTATTTGGCAAGCCGAGCAATCAGAACTCAAACGAATCTACTCGCAAAGCTATCCACATTCCGTGGGACTATGGTACTCGGCGATGACACAACGCATTGGGCTAAAGCCTAATGAAGACGAATACATACTGATGGGCATGGCAGCATACGGAAACCCACATAGACTGTTTATAGATGTGCTTAATGACTTTATTGACAAAGAAGGCATAGGGTATAATCCTAAAATTAAAATCAAACACAACCTACACCGAGGATGCAAATGGTGGCGCCCTGATCTTACTACTGAACAAGACATGTTTGATATTGCTGCTGCAACTCAGAAAGTGTACGAATACATTTTGTTAAACACATTGCTATGGGCTAGCAAAACTCTGCCTAGTAAAAACCTAGTGCTTATGGGAGGTTGTGCGCTAAACTGTAGTGCTAACCATTTAGCTTATAGATACTTTAACAACGTATGGATCATGCCCAACCCAGGTGACGCAGGCAGTGCTGTAGGTGCTGTACTAGCACACAAGAAACTACACATGCCTATGCCCCATGCATACTTAGGCTATAATATAGAAGGAGAGTATCCAGTTGAGCAACTTACTAACGAACTTCTTAGCACAGGCATTGCAGGTGTTGCGAATGGCCGCGCTGAGTTTGGTCCTAGGGCTTTTGGTAACCGTAGTCTTCTTGCTGATCCTCGAGGTGATGATATTAAAGACAGGGTCAATGACATCAAGCAAAGGCAGCGATTCAGACCATTTGCACCTGTCGTGCTCGCAGAGCATTATGATGAACAGTTCGACGGGCATGCAAATGAATATATGCAGTTTACCGCCCGTTGCAGAAATCCACACCTGTATCCTGCCATCGCCCACGTGGATGGAACAAGCAGAGTACAGAAGGTTGAAAGAGATGGAAGCGGCATACGAAGACTGTTAGAATCCTGGTATGCAGCAACAGGATGTCCTATGCTGTTAAATACCTCGCTAAACATTAAAGGCAAACCGATGGTAAATGACTTGACAGATGCGCAAGAGTTTGCTACAATGTATAATATAAAAGTATTCTCTTAGGGTAGAAGTAACAAATGAGCACTAGACAAAACACAGATTATGGTTATGATATACAAAAGGTATATCTAGAAATGTTTATGACAGACGCAGAGAGCTTTGTACGCTGTCAAGGTGTGTTTGATCCTGAAACGTTTGATAGACGATTAGTTGAGCCTGCAAAGTTTGTTAAGAGCTATGTAGAAGAACACAACGCATTGCCTACGTTTGATATGATCAATGCAGCAACACAAAGTGATTTAAAACATCCGGGAGACTTGATGGAGAATCACTATGACTGGTTGCTACAAGACTTTGAAACCTTCAGCAAGCACAAAGCACTAGAAGCAGCTATTCTTAAAAGCGCAGACCTGCTTGAGAAGGGTGAGTACGGTGCATGTGAGGATCTAGTTAAACAAGCTGTACAGATTGGATTGCAAAAGGACTTAGGTACTGATTACTTTAAAAGTCCACGTGATCGACTGATGGCTATCAAAGACAAGAACGGACAGATCAGTACAGGCTGGCCTGCATTGGATAAGAAACTGTTTGGTGGCTTCAACAGAGGCGAGCTTAATATCTTTGCAGGTGGGTCAGGTTCGGGCAAGAGTTTGTTCTTAGCTAACATGGGTGTGAACTGGTGCTTGCAAGGACTTAACGTAATGTACTTGACATTTGAGCTTAGTGAGAACTTGGTTAGTATGCGTCTTGACAGTATGGTATCAGACATTCCAAGTCGTGATGTGTTTAAGAGCATTGACGATGTTGAGATGAAAGTCAAGATGATTGGCAAGAAGTCAGGCGCATTCCAAGTTAAGTATATGCCCACAGGCAAGACAGCAAACGATGTACGTGCATACTTGAAAGAGTATGAGATCAAAACAGGACGCAAAGTAGATGTACTGTTGATTGACTATTTGGATCTTATGCATCCGATCGGACAAAAGATTAGTGCAGAGAACTTGTTTGTCAAAGACAAGTATGTATCAGAAGAACTACGCAACTTGGCAATGGAACTTAACACTATCTTTGTTACAGCATCGCAGTTGAACCGTAGTGCTGTTGAAGAGATTGAATTTGATCACAGTATGATCTCCGGTGGTATCTCTAAGATTAACACAGCAGACAACTTGATTGGTATCTTTACAAGTAGAGCAATGCGCGAACGTGGACGCTATCAGATCCAGCTTATGAAAACACGTAGTTCAAGCGGCGTTGGACAGAAGGTTGATCTAAACTTTAACGTGGACACACTGCGTATTGAAGACGCTGGCGAAGATGACGATGACGGTTACGCAACAGCAGGTGCAGGCGGAAGCGCAGGCAGCAGTATTGTAGCAAACCTAAGACGCAACAACAGCAACAACAGCAACAACACAAATGACACTAGAGAAGATCCAGCAGAAGGTGGCAACGTGCCTAAGATCAAAGCAGAAGCAGACAGTGCCAAGCTGAGAAGCTTCCTCAACAATCTAGGTAATGAATAATGCAACTGTGGGGTACACACATAGCAGTACAGCGCAACGACACTCGCACTTGTGAGCAACGCTACCGCGACTACTTGACTGAACACTTTGCATGCGACCTAAGCACACTTGACTTTGAAATACGTGAGTGGGCAACTACCAGTGATGCAGGCTATTGGATGACTGCACACAATCACGGACAGAGTCAACTCACCAGCATACACTACACGCACATCGACGGCAGGGGTGGCGATCTTATCATACAAGATCCTAGAGCCAATGCCAATAGAGGATGGCCACAAGAACTAGCACAGCAGTTTTCGCCTTTGGTGATACAGCCTCAAGCAGGCATGACCATTACGTTCCCCAGCTACTGCTATCATCTTGTGAGTCCGTTCTGGGGCAACACTAGAGCAGCGCATGTGAGTGAACTACAGATGTGGAGCATGACCGAAGGTGACAGCACACAGGGTGCAACAGCAGTATGAGTTGGCAGTTGTGGGATCCGCCTGCAATTATTATTCCTGCTCCCAAGCCTGCAGAAATACAGATACAAATACAGCAGCAACAGCAGCAACAAACAGCAGAACAATATTTCAAACAGGTATACGACAAGCCTTGGAACACACTCAAACCCGACGGTCGCATCAACATCGAAAACAATCGAAGTGCAACTGTTAGTCCCTACAGCGAACACTTTCGCAGTCAAGTAGAAGACGGCATATGGCCTCTAGTGGAAACACTGTACCTCAAAGGATACTTACCTGTGAGCAGTTGTGCAGGACACAGAGGTACGCTGTGGCAAGAATGGGACACACTGTTTGTAGAACGCAGCTCACCTTATGTGAGTGTTGTGGTACGCAGAGATCTTGAACCGAGTGTGCGCCTAGAGTTTGAGAGACTGGCCACAGCCTACACCACCATCACCACTCGACTCACACAGGCCAACATGCGAGCCTCAGCTACACGCATACACGCACAAACACGCAGTACCACAGCAAGTGAAGAGTATGCTGCCCTCAACTGGCAACTACAGCGCAACTACACAGCCTACAGCTACATCAACATACACATCAATCCATGGAAGAGATTTAGCATACCGCATGTTGTACGTACACAGCGTGAACATCAGTTGATCCAACAGCAAGCCGAACTGTTCGACGCACTCGAACCCTACACCGCATAGGCCAGACAAGCGCGAAGCGCCAGCGCCACAAAAGCTGCGAAGCAGCTAGCGTAGCTAGATTTTAGCAAAAATTTTACACCTTAAACTACGCACTTAACCACAAACACGTACACACATACTATACAGCTATATACAAAAAGAAACTGCACAACCATAGCGACAGACACATTGCAACACCCTAAAACACACCGTAATTAACGATTTACAAAAAGATGAGTCTTTAGGAGAGGATGTGGACTGTATAACTAGAGCGATTAGACAGTGCTATGCTAGCAAACAAGCAGTCCTGGGCTGTGTCAAACTCTAGTGTACAATCCGAAGTTTGCGAACAATCAATCTTATTGTGTACAAACAGATCAATTGACGCCGCATACACTAGTGCATCCTGTGCAACAGTGCTGTGCATGTTGGTGAACTTAAACAGTAGTGTGTGCATAGTGCAGCCTCTTGAGTGCATTTGCGTGTACAGCGTTCAGCTAGATTGCTGATTTTATATAGTAGCCTTTTGATTACACATGGTCGTGTTTGCTACAATGAACTGAGTGTTACAACTGCATAGATACACTGTACACGCTAGAACTATTTAGTGAAATGGGGTCTACAGCAAATAAAAAAATTGTGCGCAAAAAATTTTACACCCTAGAACACAGTGAGTGAGAAGTTTTTAAAAGCCGTATACTAGAGCTAAAGCTCTACAGCTCATGTTATTCGCTGTGTACGCTACGCTTGCCCAAATGGGTCCTGTAGAGTTAAAAATTTTGCCGCGCAGTTTTTTATATTAAAGTACTTACAGAATCTGGGTGGTGATTTTACACTACCGCTTTAGTAAGTTGTTGTTTTTATTATATATATACGCCCCGACCCCCCACCTCGAGAACATTTTTTTTATTTTATTTTTATTTTTATTAAGTGTTCAAAAGAAAAAAGGAGTAGCTGTTACACTACTCCCCCTGCCTACTTAAATCGTTTGTGCAGTTAGTCTGCTCGACTGCCTGCGTA